CCGTCCGGCTTGTGCCGCTTTCGCCAAACATCAACGCCCCACAGTAGCCGCAGAACAGCTTGGTGGTGAGCAGATAATCGTCCTCTGCCTTTCTACGGGCAGGGGCTTTCTTGTTTTTCAACATCTTTTCCTGTACATCGTTGAAAAGCTCTGCGGACACAATGGAGAGAATCGCATCGGGAATCAAAACATTACGATATTTCAGCTCCCTGATGTAGCGGCGATTGTTCAGCATATGCTGAATGGTGTTGAAGGTCATCAGCCCGCCACGCTGGTTCTTGACGCCCTTTTCGTTCAGCCAATCCCGAATTTCCCGCATGGTCTGGCCATCGTTGTACCGCTGGAAGGTTTCTGCCACAAAGGGAGCAGTCAACGGGTCGATTTCAAAGCGGTGGTCTGCGTTGATGATGTAGCCAAAGGGAATGGCACCGCCAGTGAACTTTCCCTTCAGTGCGTTTTCGGTCATGCCACGAATGACCTTTTCAGACAGGTCAGCGGAATAATACTCGGCATAACCTTCCAGCACCGATTCCAGAATGATGCCCTCCGGTCCCTCGGAGATGATCTCGGTGGCAGACATGAGCTTGACGCCGTTCTTCTTCAGTTGGGTCTTATACCGGGCACTGTCGTAGCGGTTTCGAGCAAAGCGGTCGAGCTTCCACACAACCACGAAGTTCCAGAGATGATGAGCGCTGTCGGAAATCATCTCTTGGAAATGGATTCGCTTCTCTACATCTTTCCGAGCAGTAGTAGCACGGTCAACATAAATGGCGACAATGCGGAAGCTCTTGTGCTTACAGTACGCAATACAGTCTCGAAGCTGACCCTCAATAGACTGTTCCTTCTGCCGTTCCGAACTGAACCGAAGGTACAAAGCGACATCAACTTCACCTTTGGTCAGGGTGGTAGGGTCATCACGAAACTGCTGCTGTTCTTCCGGGGTCAGCATAGAGAGGTCGATTTTAAACTTCTGAGGCATGTCAGAACCTCCGCTTCATTTCCCGGACGCGACCGATAAAGTGCAAACGTTTCTGGTCGGCATCTACAAACTCCATGTCGGGATAATACGGATTGAACGAGTGAAGCGAGGTGGAGTTCTTACCGAACTCGACTTGTTTTAAAAACCCTTCTGTACCGTCTACCACGACCACGGCAATACAGCCGCTCTCAATTTCTGCGTCCCGCTGAATAAGCACTCTATCGCCATTATCAATCTTTGGTGCCATACTGTTACCAGATACTTCAAGCCAAAAGTAGTTGTCGTTATCGTATTCGTCTTCAACTGCTTCCCAACCAACAATCATTTCTTCCGCAATCACACCTGTTCCTGCCGAAGCTAAACCGATGACTGGACGCAGACCCCGTTTTTCATACGGAATGTAGGTTCCTACCGTTTCCGTATTAGGAATGGGGTTATTAGTTTTTCCCATAAGGTAGTCAACCGACACCCCGAAATATTTAGCAAGAAGTTGCTGAGTGGAACGGACAGGGATAATCCCTTTTTTCCAATCCCCGAAGGAATTTTTACCAAGATCGAGTTCATCAACAATCTGTTTCTGAGTTAATCCCTTTTCTCTGCGTAGTTCGGTCAGCCTCTCATAGAAAGTCATCGTGTTTTCCTCCGTTCCCGTCAACGGGAATTTTTTTTCAGAAAATCACTATCGCCCTATTGACAAATCCCGTTCACGGGATTATACTCAACTTACAACAACGAAAGTTAATAAAGGCAACAGTAATCCGAGGGGTCAACTTCCTTCTCGCAAAAGGAAATCGGCTCCTTCATAATCGGGGTATCGCCAATGCTATTGTCGTTCGCAAAACTGATTGTAGCATAGGCGACCTCCGATTGCAAGGATTATTTACAACTAAAGTTGCAATCCACATGAAAGGAGGTCGCACGATGGCAGAGACTTCCCGTCCGTTGTCTATGAGAGATCGTTCTTCCTACGCAGAACAGATTAGGGATAAGATTTCTCACTTTACGCTCACCTATGCGTGGCTTATTCATCGCCTGTCGGACGAGGGGCTGCTCACGGACAAGTTTGAAATGTCGGCAACGCTGTCCGGCACTCGTATTGGCCCAAAAGCAGATGAAATCCTGCGTCGCTCGCTCGATATTTTGAACGAGTACGAGGCGAAAATCGTATCATGAGTGTTTTCGTCCCCGAAAAACAGGCTCAGGCAAGCGCATTAAGCCTACTGGTCGCTCAGCGCGTTCGAGAATATTTCAAGGACGAAGCTCACCGAGCCGAGTTTGAAAAGTGGTACGAACAGCGATACGGCAAGAAGTACATATGGAAGAAGGTCACTTCATGAAAAAGGTTTTTGGAGCACTCGCGTTTCTCTCGTTTTTCTACCTTCTGGGTGTAGTCGGTTCTATCGAAAAAGAGATAATGACGCTGGGTGTTGGCGCAATTCATATGGCGGTTAGCCTTGTGTGCTTTGGCTTGTTCGGTAAGCTGTACGGTCTTTCGGAGTCGAAGCAAAGAAAAAGCCGCTGACGGAAGTACCAGTTCCATCAACGGCAAGCGTAAAAGCTCAATCCGATTATATATCGGAAATATTCACTTGTAAAGGAGTGATGTAAATGAACGTCAATCGTAAAGTCGGCAACGGTTTTGAAAAATCGTTGTGTGAATATTTGTCCAATAAGGGCTTCTGGGCGCATAATCTCGCCCAAAACGCACAAGGTCAGCCGTTTGATGTGCTTGCCTCTCGTAATCGAGAAACCCACCCGATCGATTGTAAGGTGTGTGAGAATAATGTTTTTCGCCTAAACCGAATCGAAGAAAATCAGCGATCCGCAATGACGCTGTGGGAAGCTACAGGTAACGGTACCGGCTGGTTTGCGCTGAGGCTGAAAGACGGAGATGTATACTTCATTTCGCTCTATACACTCAATAATTTGGCCGCGAAAGGTGTTAAGCAACTTAACGAAAGGGATATTCGCATGATGTGTATTTCCCTTGATGCGTGGGTGAGTCTATGCAAGTAACTGTTGGCAACCAGCTCCGAATTGAAAACCCTTCCGAACAGATGATCGCGTGGTGTAAGCAGCAGCTCATCCTTTCTAATCCTGACTACATCAAGAAAAAACGTATGGGTTTCTGGACAGGCAATACTCCTGAGAAGTTGTACCTGTTCCAATGGGACGGTGATACACTGGTTCTTCCCTACGGGTGCTTGAAATCCGTTATAGAGCAGATAACCGGTCGTGACGCAATCCGGCTTGACATGGTAACGCCTACTCCGGTCTGGTATGGAGCTAATATTCCACTCTACGATTACCAGAAAGAAGCCGTATCGAAAATGCTGGAAGCTCAGTTCGGTATGCTACAAGCACCACCCGGATGTGGGAAGACGCAGATTGGAATTGCGATTGCAACTACGTTGGGTAGGCGTACACTTTGGCTTTGCCACACGAAAGACCTGATAACTCAAAGCAAAGACCGTGCAGAACAATACATGAGTCCATCGCTAACCGGAACAATCGTGGAGGGTAAGGTGCAGATTGGTAAGGCTATCACCTTTGCGACCGTTCAGACAATGTGCAATCTTGATCTTCCGCTCTACCGAAACACATGGGACACGATCATCGTAGATGAAGCCCACCGTGTCAGCGGTTCCCCAACCTCGGTCACGATGTATTCGAAAGTGTTGAACTCGTTAGCCGCTCGACACAAGTACGGCTTGACCGCTACCCCCGATCGGGCTGACGGATTGATTAAAGCGACATTCGCTTTGCTGGGCGATGTGGTTCATACCATTCCGAGAGAGGTAGTTGCTGATAAAATCGTCAAGGTCACGGTTTATCCTCGCTCTACGGGAGTTGGCCTGAACAGGGCGTTTCTCGGCACGGACGGTACGGTAATCGAAGCCAAACTGATTAACTTTCTGACCGAGAACGCTGATCGTAATAAGCTGATTATTTCCGACCTGATTGATAACTGCGACCATTACAACCTCATTCTCTCAGACCGTGTGAACCATTTACGGTATCTGATTGAGAATTTACCACCCAAGCTGAGAAGTCAGGCGGTCATGGTTGACGGTGGTATGACTTCCAAAAAGGCAAAAGTGCAGCGGGAACAGGCTATTGAAGATATGCGACAGGGCAAGAAGCGATATTTGTTCGCCACCTATGCTCTCGCTCGTGAGGGCTTAGATATTCCCCGGCTTGACCGTCTGTACTTGACCACACCGCACCAACACTCCGGCGTGATTGTTCAGAGCATTGGTCGTATCGCCCGCACCTTCGAGGGTAAGGGTGAACCTATAGCGTATGACTATGTTGATGACGGTATCGTGAGCATGGTCAAGCGTTACAAGAAGCGGTGTACCACCTACCGGAAAGCGGGGTGCAAGTTCCTTGAACCTTGAACCTTTCATTTTTGACTGCGAGGTGTTTGCCTACGATTGGCTTTTTGTCTTCAAGAACAAGGTCACGGGGGAATACACCGAGATTTGGAATGACAACGAAGCGGTCGAACAATTCATGACTCAAGAACCCCTGTTGGCAGGGTTCAACAATAAGCACTATGACCAATTCATTCTGAAAGCGGTTCTCTCAGGTTTCACGCCGGAGGAAATCAAGGCGGTCAACGATTTTATTATCGTTGGTGGTCACGAGGGCTGGGAGTACGCCCCTCTCCGTGACTGCGGGATTTTCTTCGACCAATACGATCTGATGGACGATTGCCAGATGGGTTTGTCCCTGAAAGCAATCGAAGCTCACCTCGGAATGGACATTCGTGAAACCACCGTTCCGTTCAACATTGACCGCCCTTTGACTGAGGACGAGAAGCGAGAGGTCGAGTTCTACTGCCGCCACGATGTTGACGCAACCGACAGGCTGGACGATCTTCGTCAAGGCTACCTGTCCAGCAAGCTCACGCTGGGTCGTGAAAAGGGGCTGTATCCCGCAAAAGCCCTCTACATGACCAACGCCAAGCTGACCGCTGCTTACCTTGACGCAGAGCAGAAACCGCACTATGACGAGCGGGAATACCAGTATCCGCCGAAGCTGCTTCGTCAGTACATTCCGCAGGAAGTGTTCGACTTCTTCGAACGGTTGAAGGATAAGAGTATTCCTGACGAAGTGGTGTTCAAGGAAAAACTCGATCTGATGGTAGGCGGCTGTCCTTGCACCATCGCCTACGGCGGTATTCACGGAGCTATCCCATGTTACCGAGAGGAAGCCACGGAAACCCGCTCTATCCGCAACAAAGATGTTGCAAGCTACTACCCGCACCAGATGACCTTGAACGGTTATTGTAGCCGAAACATTCCCTCTCCTGATGTGTATGCCGCCACCATTGAGCGGCGAGTTAAAGCAAAGAGAGCCGGGGACAAGGCTACGGCGAACGCTTTGAAGCTGGTGCTGAACACCACCTACGGAGCCATGCTGAACCGCTACAATGACCTGTATGACCCGCTCATGGGGCGCTCGGTCTGTATCTCAGGCCAGTTGCAGTTGCTCGAAATGGCGGAACATCTTGTTCAGGACTGCCCCACCTTGAAGATCATTCAGCTCAACACCGATGGTATCATGGTCAGCCTTGATGACTGCGATGTGCCTGTGTATCAGGAAATTACGCAGGAGTGGCAGGACAGAACTGGCTTTGAGTTAGAGGAAGACCTTATCAAGATGATCTGTCAGAAAGATGTGAACAATTATGTCGAGGTTCCCTTCGAGGGCGACCCCAAAATCAAGGGCGGTGTTCTCGTTCGTGGAATTGCCCCGGCAGGAGCGTTCAACATCAACAATAACGCTTGCGTGGTTGCCAAGGCGGTCAAGGATTATCTGGCCTACGGTATCCCGGTCGAAGATACCATCATGAGCTGCGACCGCCTGCTGGACTTCCAGTTGGTCGCTAAGGCCGGGAGCAAGTATGGTGACGCTCTCCATGAGGTAGACGGTCAGATGGAGGTCGTACAGAAGGTCAACCGGGTATATGCCACGGAAGACCATCGGTGCGGAACCCTCTACAAAATCCACCTTGGCACTGGTAATCCCGTCAAGATTGCTGGACTCCCCGCAAAATGTGTCGTAGACAACGACAATCACCTGACGATTGATGTGGTTGACCGTGACTGGTATATCCGGCTGGCACGGCGTTATGTTCGAGATTTCCTCGGAGAGAAGCCACCCAAGCGAAATACCCGCAGAGTCAATTCCATCAAGAAAAAATTATTAGAAATGTTGGAGGTATAAATATGGCTACTACCAAGAAAGCCGCTGAGACTGCGGCGGTGGATTATTCCACCATGAATGTGTTCAAGAAGTTACAACTTGCCCGTGTGCGTTTCCTCGAAGCTGGCGTGGATAAGAGCGGCAAGCACATGAAGCTCGAATATAAGTATTTCGAGCTGGCAGACATTGTTCCCAAGGCCGAGCAGATTTTCCTTGAAATCGGTCTGATGATGGTTCCGTCCATGTACGGCGACAAGGCGACCGCTCGTGTCTACAATGTCGATGACCGTGAGGACTTCATTGACTTTGTTGCACCGTATACCCCCATCGCCCCCATCGTGTCCAACGCTGGCAATCAGGTTACAAACGAAATGCAGGCGACCGGCAGCTCCATCACCTACATTCGCCGCTACCTGTGGCAGCTCGTTTTGGACATTGTGGAGCATGACAGTATCGACAGCGGCGAGTTTGACACAACTCCCGCACCCGCTCCCACCGTCACGAAGAAGCCCCCTGTGACCACTGAACAGCGTCAGGAAATCAAGAAGGAACTGACCGGCGCTCCTGCTGGTGCGGCTACCGAGGAACAGGTCGGTACGCTGAAAAGTCTGCTGAAAAAGCTCATGGATATTGACGCAGAGCAGGAACAGTTCGTGCAAACCATCGCCATGAAGACCGAGGGCTTTTCCAAGATCGAAGCCGACAAGTGTGACGCTCTGATCGAGGGCGTGAACAATATGCTGACTGGCTACGAAATGAAGGCGGCGAAGGAGGGCTAAGGCATGATTGAAATTGATTGCTGTAAGTGCGTCAACGCAGACTTGGAAGCGGATTGCTGTAAGCTCTACGGTAACAATCCTGATACTGCCGTTTGGGAATGTGCCGCTGATGAATTTGTGAATTATAAGGAGGTAGACAAAAATGGAATGGCTTGACGGTAACAAAATCCAGATTATCCCTCCCAAGCGTCCGAAGAAGCTGACTGGTACTCGCTTCGCCACTATCCTCGGTCTGAACCCGTGGTCTACGCCGTTCGAGATTTGGTGTGAAGTGACCCGCACCTATCAGAAGCCGTTCGAGGATACGATCTACACCATCGCTGGTAAGACCATCGAGCCTAAGCAGGCTGAGTACATGAAGCAGACCTACTTCATGAGCAATCTGGTCACACCGACCGACATTTGGGGCAAAGACTACTTCCGTCAGACCTACGGTGACTTCTTTAGGGAAAGTCCCGTTCTTGGCGGTATGTGGGACTACTTGCTCTATGGCAAAGATGGTAAGCCCACCACCGTCCTCGAAATGAAGACTTCCAAGCGTGTCGAGGACTGGAAAGACGATATTCCTGAGTATTACGCTTTGCAGGCGGCGTTGTACGCTTACCTTCTCGGCGTGGACGAGGTTATCATGGTCGCTTCCTTCCTCGAACCCAAGGATTACGACAATCCTGAGAAGTTCGTGTGTAGCGGTGAGAATACCATCACTCGCCCCTTTAAGGTGTCTGAGCGGTATCCTGACTTCGAGAAGAAGTATGTAAAGCCTGCCCTGAAATGGTGGAAGGACTATGTGGAGAGCGGCATTTCCCCTGCCTTTGACGAGCGCAAGGATGCTGAAATCCTGAAAGCCCTTCGCACCAACAACCTGTCTCCTGAAACGGACATGGCGGCGCTGGTCAAGGAAGCCGAAGACCTGAAAGCCAAGCTGGACGCTCACGCCGCTGAGGTGGCTGAGGACGAGAAGCGATACAAGGTCTTGACCGACATGATTAAGAAAGCCGCAATCGCTCAGTTCCGTGACGGTGACAAGAAGGTGTCTATCGCTGGCTCTGCCTATAATTGGGAAGTCAGCCGTACTTCCACCACGAAGATCGACAAGGACGCTATGAAAGCGGACGGTATTCTGGCGAAGTACACGACCACCGAGGACAGCTACCGCATTTCCCCGAAAGCCTTGAAAGAAGGTGCGTGAAGTGGCACAGAGTATGCAGAGATTGAGCAAAGATGATTTGCTCAAACTTCTCGACCAGTATGCCGATGACGATTTTGTTGGGGTTTTGTTCACAGCAGCTCGTGATATTCACTCCGACCAGTCCACCATCTTCGTATTCTATGACAAAGTAACGGAGGTTTAATTATGAAATTTTCCAAGTTCGTGAAGTCCCTCGCCCCTGATGGCGGCGCTATCTACGAGTACATGGACGAACGCTGGCTTGCTTCCCCGTCCGTACTTATGCTCATTCCCGATGGTATCCGCAGCGTGACCGGGTACAGCAACGAGAAAATGCCTGACGGCATTGGTCGCCTGATTTCTCAGGTCGGTTGCACCGAGTACGCCACGCTGGTCAAAGCGGTCATGCCTGAGCCGGACGGCGCAATCAAGGATTGTGTCCGTATCTTCGCTACGCAGGACAGCACCATGACCCTTCCCGTCACCAACGATGACTGGTCGCTGATCGAGAAGTCTGATTTCTGCGAAATCTTGTACGCTTACGATCTGGAAAGCGACAAGAGCGTACCGAAAGCCCTGCTGGTCAAGCAGTACGCCAAGTACCCCGATGACGAAGACCAGTTGGTTGGTATCATCTTCCCCTGCGAGTATGCAGAACAGCTCAATTTCCACACCATAAAAGAAGTATGAGCGTTTGTGGTGGTTGCCCCATCTATTACAATGAATATTTCGGTGTTTATTGTGGAGGTGGGTGCTTAGGTCAAAGCGATTGTGCCGAAAACCTAATAACTCTCGTTGCTAATATAGCAGACACTATTACAAGATCAAGAAAGGACGATAAAACAATGGCTAAAATCGGACTCACCGAGGGTTTTACCCCCATTCCCGAAGGTACTCATGTCTTTCAGATTACCGATGTGAAGTACAAGGAGGACTTCGGCAAGCTGGAAGTTTATATGCAGACGCAGACCGGCAGTAAGCACATCGAGCGTTTCTCGCTGCTGAAATCTGATGGCTCTCCCAACGAGGGTGCATACAACGCTTTCAGCTACTTCGCCAAGACCGCCCTCAACAATTTCGACCTGACCGAGATCGACCATACCGACCTGATTGGTCACTTCATCGAGTGCGATGTGGAGCATGATGTTCAGGAAAACAAGAGGAAGCCCGGACAGAGCATTACCTTCGTCCGTTTGACGGATAAACGCCCCTCTGAGGGCTGGGGCGGCTCCGGTAATACGGTTGCTACCCCCACCACTAAAACCGCTCCTGCGGCTTCTCAGACCGCTCCTAAGACCCCGATGGATTTGGCAGCTCTCCTTGGCTGATGCCGAGTGCGAGGGAGAGCCTTTCAAATTAGCCCTCCCTCGCCAATGGTATGTTGAAAACTATGTTGAAAGTGAGGATAAGCTACAATGGCAGAAGCCTATATTTGTTCACTCTCCAAGGTTCAGCGTCATGCTGAAATCTGCAAAGAGATCAACAATCTCTATGAGCGCAAGAACCATGACTACGGTGACAGCTTTCACCAGACCTTCGTTGAAGAAGGAATGGCGATGGCTCGTATCCGGTTAGGAGATAAGTTCAGCCGCTTTAAGACCCTCTCCCGTAGCGGTGAGCAGAAGGTCAATGACGAGTCTATCCGTGACACCCTGATTGACCTCGCCAACTACGCCATTATGACGGTGCTGGAAATGGAGGTCGCTGACGATGACGCTGAATGATTATCAGAAAGCCGCCGAGCGCACTTCCGGCAACCTGACCTCGTGGGATAAGGTTCGCAACGGCTGTTACGGTCTGAACGGCGAAGCCGGAGAGTGCATTGACATTCTGAAAAAGACCGAGTTTCAGGGTCATGGCTTCGACCCGATGAAGATGGTTGACGAGCTGGGCGATGTTCTCTGGTATGTCGCACAGTTGGCGACCGGCTTGGGTGTGACCCTCGAATATGTGGCACAGCACAATGTCGATAAGCTGCTGGCTCGTTACCCTGACGGGTTCGACAGCGAAAAGAGTATCCATAGAAAGGAGTACGAAAATGCCTGACTGCTTCTCCAAGTCCGAAGTGACTGATTTCATGAACTTCATGAAGCTGCCTGACGGAACCTCTGTTGTTTCCGATGACATGATGGAGTACCTGATGGCTTACGGCTTCTTCACCGCCCCTGCTTCCACCAAGTACCACGGCAATTACGAGGGTGGTCTTCTGAACCACTCCCGCATGGTCACGGAGTACCTTCTGGCGCTCACTCAGGCCAATCACCTGATCTGGCGCAAGGCTCGTTCTCCCTTCATCGTGGGTATGTTCCATGACCTGTGCAAGATCGACCAATACCGCCACCCGGTAACAGGCCACATTGAAGAATTTAATGGTGGTTGTACGCCAATCTATGACGAACAGGCGTGGGAGTACAACCCCGACACCCTTCTGAAAGGTCACGGCGATAAGTCCGTCATGCTTCTCTCTCAGTTCTACACGCTGACTGATGAAGAAATCATGTGTATCCGCTACCACATGGGCACTTTCACCGACAAATCTGAGTGGAATAACTACACCAGAGCAGTCAGCCAGTACCCGAATGTGCTATGGACACATCAAGCCGATATGTTGGCAAGCCATGTTGCGGGGGTGTGAAGTATGTATATTCCAACGGTTTCTTTCGATTTCGATGGCGTAATTCATTCCTACCGAAGCGGGTGGAAGGGTGCCGCTGTTATCCCCGACCCTCCCGTAGAAGGGATTAAAGAGGTCATTGAACAACTCATAAGCGATGGTTTATGTGTAGTCATCTGTTCTTCTCGTGCGGAGTCCTTTGAGGGACAGGCGGCGATTGCTGAATGGCTGAAACACTACGGGTTCCCGATGGTGCAAATTCAAGCAAGAAAAGTTCCCTCCATCGTTCATGTCGATGACCGTACAATCTGTTTCGATGGCAGAGCAAATAACCTATACGAACAGATTATCAACTTCAAACCTTGGTATGAAAGGGAGTCTGAAAGTGAAAATCATTGAACCTTTTGTGGAGCTTATCAACGCTCCCGATTATAAGACCCTTCTGACCACCATCGAAGCCGCAGGGCGCACTTGCTATAAGTCCGAGGACAAAATCACGGACGGAAGCGCAGAGAAGTTCGTCCGGGGCATTATTAAGCGGGGTCACGAAGCTGTCATTGAGCATGGCTCTCTCACTGTCCGCTTCATCTGCGACCGGGGCGTGAGTCACGAGATCGTCCGTCACCGTCTGGCGGCGTTCTGTCAGGAGTCCACTCGGTACTGCAATTACGGCAAGGAGGGCTTCGGCGGCGAGATCACCGTCATTCGTCCCTCGACCTTCGCCAAGACCGACTCGACCTACCACATCTGGAAGCGGTCGTGTGAACACGCTGAGGTCGCCTACTTCGATCTGCTGAACGAGGGTTGCACCCCGCAGGAAGCTCGGTCTGTCCTTCCGAACAGTCTGAAAACCGAGGTGGTCATGACCGCTGACCTCAGAGAATGGCGGCATTTCTGCCGTATGCGTTGTCCCGTAGCGGCTCACCCTGATATGCGGGTCGTTGCCAATATGCTCCTGACCCTGTTGAAACAGACCTATCCAGTCTTCTTCGAGGACATTGAGGTATGAGGATTAAGAAAGCTGGCGGCAAGGTGTTTGGTGCGGTCTTAACTGCCGCCGAGAGAAAAGCGATGGACATGGAAATCAATCGTCAGATCGTGGAAGCCGACAGGCGCTACGCCGATGACATTGACGCTATGGTGCTTTACACCCTCCATGTTCACCTCGGTTTCGGCAAGAAGCGCCTGCGGAAGTTCTATAACGCTTTCTCTGCCGAGCATGACCGCCTTATCCAATATTATCAAATGCCGGACGATTACACATGGCTCTGCAAAGAAATGTTGAAGCGTATCGGCGTTGATGTGGAAGCATGGAACAGTGAAAGGAGAGAACCCGATGAAACTGAAAAGCATTGACGGCAAAGTGCCGTATATCATGGCTGCTGGAAAGGACTTCGTGAAAGATGAAATGTCGCTGGCGGCGGCAGAGCAGATTTGTTCCCGTGGAACGCAGACCGCCAGCAAGCTCTTTCCCGGTTTCCCCATCTGCGTAGATGACAAGTTCTATTTTGCTGGAACCTCGACAAAGCCCAAGTCCAGCAAGTCTAAGACCCCTTGCGGGGGCTGAGATTTTCAATCTTCCTGTGGTTCGTCACCATTGTCGCAGTCCTTTGTCTGAAATTACCCACGGTTGAGGTTGAAGAACCTTCTCCCGTTGTCGAGGTGGTAGAGGTAGTCACTCCGGAGCCAGAGCCGGAGGTGGCACCTCAGCCGTGGACAGACGAGGAAGTGATTGTACTGGCGAAAATGCTATGGGGAGAAGCCAGAGGGGTCAGCTCTGACGCTGAGAAAGCTGCTTGTGTGTGGTGTGCGCTCAATCGTGTCGATCATGGCTACGGCGATATTATAACGGTCGTGACTACACCCAAACAATTTGTAGGGTACAACGAGGAAAACCCGGTCGATGATGGTTTGATTACTCTCTGTATAGATGTGCTGACTCGCTGGTATGCAGAGAGAGAAGGTCAGGTTGAGGTCGGTCGTGTCCTCCCTGCGGATTACTTGTGGTTCTCTGGCGATGGCAAGAGAAATCACTTCCGCAACGCCTACCGTGGCGGTGATAGATGGGATTGGTCTTTACCGAGTCCGTATGAAAGCTGAGGTAAGCCTATGAGCTATTTGAATATACCCGCCGAACTTCGAGGGGAAAAGGCATGGGTCAATGTGTGGGACGGGTCAAAGGTTCCCATGCAGGCCACCGTGAGAAAGGCGGCTTCTTCCTCTAATCCTGATACATGGTCGAATTACATTGACGCTGAACACAATGTCCAGCACGGCTACTATGACGGTCTTGGCTATGTGTTTCACGATACAGGGGTTGTAGGTATCGACATTGACGATGGCTTTACTGATGGGCTTCTAAACCCGCTGGCGGCTGACATTATCGGTCATTGTCAGTCCTACACGGAAAAGTCCAGAAGCGGGAGAGGGGTTCATATTCTCGTTCGTGGTGAGCTGCCCTTCAAGGGCAAGAACAACCGTGCCGCCGTGGAGATTTACAAGAGCAATCGGTACTTCATCATGACCGGCGAGGTTTTGATCTTTTCCGAGATCATTGAAAACCAGTCAGCGATTGACTATGTGATCGAGAAGTATTTTCCCGACACGCCGAAGGAAAGTAGCTCAGGTACGGTCGCCCCTCAGCGTATCTATTCTCCCATCCATCGCCGCCCTGAAAACGGCAAGCTGCATTTGAAGCCTGAATACCCGCCTATCACACCGGGAAGCCGGAACCTCAGCCTGACTTCTCTGGCGGGTCAGCTCCATAACCAAGGATACACCAAAGCAGAGATTTACAAAGAGCTGTTATACGCCAATCAACAGGCTTGCAAGCCGCCGCTCCCTCAGTCCGAGGTCGAGTTGATTGTTAACAGCGTGACCAGATACAGGAGGTAATTATGAAACCTTATCAGCGTGGCGATGTTGTTATCATTGATGTTCCCATGCTTGCCAACAGTCATATTCAGGCCGGTAAGCGTCCGTGGGTGGTTGTGCAAAACAATGTCGGCAATCAGTTTTCTTCCACCAGCATTGTCGTTCCCCTGACCACTAAAATCAAGCGACTGGAAATGCCGACCCATGTGGCGGTCACTTGGGGTTCTTTACAGCCGAGCATGGTTGAATGTGAACAGGTGCGTGTCGTAGATATGTCCGATGACTGGGAATACATCTGCACTCTGCCGCCTGAGATCATGCGTCATGTGGACACCGCTTTGAAGAACGCTTTCTTCTATGGGAGGGGGGGGGAGGTGTAAATAATGACAAAACTCGAATATGACAGTTTGCAGATGGCGTTATCTGCCCTACTTGATAAAGAGCGGATATATCGCAAGCGTATAAGCGGTAGTGAACAGGACGGTTATAAAATGGGTGTCCGAGCTTGTAAAAGCGCACTTTCCAACTTTAACCCAAACAGAAAAGACAAGAGGGGTGAAATCCATGAGTGATGAAGTTATGACAGCTCCCGAAGAACAGGCTCTTTTCCAGCTCTCTAACGGTCGTTACATCATGGACGAAGCTCAGTCCAGAGTGATGTTTCAGATTAAGGAAGCACAGCCTGAGCATAGCCACCCAATCAGCGGTACGGGGTATTCGTGGGACGAGTCCGGCATGGCGGAGCTGTTCTCCGAGTGCTACAAGAATGATACCCGCTACTGCCCCGAAGCGAAAAGCTGGTTCACCTACTCCGAGGGGGCATGGCGTAAGGACACGGGTTCTCTGCTGGTAGCGGAGAAGATCAAAGAGTTCTGCCGCCTGATGGCTCTCTACTGTGGTGAGATTGCCAACGAGGAACGGCGTTCCGAGTACATGAAGTTCATCGTGAAAATGGGCGACCGGCGCTTCCGTGACCGGCTGATGAAGGACGCTGCCAGTGTGCTTCCTATCGCTTCGGCGGAGTTTGACGCAAACCCCTACCTTATCAACTGCAAGAACGGCACTTTCGACCTCGAAAAAATGGAGTTCCGGGAACATGACTGGAAAGACTTCCTGACTATGCAGACCAACTTCAACTACACCTTGCAGGACGCACGGTGCCGCCGCTGGGAGAAGTTTGTTGCGGAAGTCACTTGTAATGACGAAGACAAGGCTGATTATCTTCAAAAGGCGCTGGGGTACTCTATGCTGGGTATGGCGAACGAGGAATGTATGTTCATTCTCCACGGCAAGACCACTCGCAACGGTAAGTCCACCATGCTCTCGGCAATTCACCACCTTCTCGGTGACTATGCTTCCGTGTCCCCCGTGTCGATCATCTGCAAGGCGGAGCGGTCGAAGAACGCCGAAGCAGCGAACCCCATGCTGGCTTCTCTGAAAGGCAAGCGGTTTGTCACGATGGCAGAGAGTAACCAGTATGGCAAGTTGGACGAAGAAACGATTAAGCAGCTCACGGGCGGCGAGGAAATCAAGGCTCGGAACCTCTATGAGACTGCTGCAACCTTCCTGCCGCAGTTCACCCTTTGGCTCTCCTGCAACGATCTTCCCACGGTCAGCGATAAGTCCCTGTTCGCTTCCGACCGTGTGCGGGTCATTGAGTTCAACCGCCATTTCACCGAAGCGGAGCAGGACAAGAACCTGAAAAATGAGTTTCAGACACAGGAAGCCATGCAGGGCATTTTCGCTTGGCTGGTCGCCGGGTACTTCAAGTACAAGCGGTTCGGCCTGAAAATGTCCCCCGCCATGCGGAAGGTGGTCAACCAGTACGAGCGTGACAACGATCTGTGCTTGCAGTTCCTCGAAGAACGCTGTGAGCAGGCTGAGGGGGTCAACACCCGCTCGAAGTCTCTGTTTGACGCTTACAAGATTTGGTGCAAGTCCAACGGGTACTTTGCCTGTTCCGCCAAGCGGTTCAACGCCGACATGGAAACACACCCTGAGTGGCACGGCGGCAAGGTCGTGTATCAGGGCTACCCCGTCTACAAGAACCTCAGACTGAAAGGAGCGTCCTAATGAACCGTTCCTGTAACTCTATCCTATGCCGCTTCGGTATCCACACAGCAGACCCGTATGTTCATATTCAGGTCAGGTGCCGTAATGGTTCTCACCGCTGGCAGAGCAATTATGAAATCTGTAAGCGGTGCGGCAAACGCCTGAGAAAAATCCGCATTGTAAAGGAGCGTCCGTGATGAAGTGGAAAAGGATTAAGTGTTTCCTGACTGGTGGACACCGCCTGTACGATAAGAACCTTCAAACCATTCATGACACAAATGGGTATCACTTCATTAACTACTGCGTGAAGTGCGGCAAGGTGTTCGCTGCGTTCATGGCGGAAGCCGAACTGAATGGCCTGATCGACCGAGACATTGAGCAGTTCAGAAAGGAGAGATTGCATGATTGCCACCAATGAAGAACTCGCCCTGCTGGAAAAGTGGAAGCGAAAACTCTGCTTGCAGGAGTGGCGGATAAAGCTGTTGACCCACCTCCACCCGGAAGAAATGATGGTGCGTAATACCGCAGGCTGTACCGAGTGGTCAGAAGCAATTAAGACCGCTCGTATTGAGATCATCAACCCTGCCTGCTACGGCGACCGCATTGTGCCGTTCAATTTTGAAAAGACGCTGGTGCATGAGCTGCTACACCTGAAATTCTCCTTCTGGTGTCAGAACGAAGATGATGTTGGCGATAGAGTCATGCACCAGATGATTGACGATCTCGCAAGAGCTTTGACGGAAGGGGACAGCGATGATGAAGCCTGAATACTGCCCCGACTATGTAGGCGTTGCCTGCGTTGATGGCACTTGCCCTGTTGCCAACTGTGAAGAATACACTGAGCGGTGTATGCCTGTCATTTCCTGTTGCCGGGACTGCTTCTATTATAAGGGCTGTGAAGACTGTGCAATCTCTGACGATTGCGACCGAATGGAGGATAAACATGAGTAAAAAGTGTGTATGTGGCAATGAAATGACTCGTGAAGACTGGAAGCACGAGTGGGTTTGTCATCGTTGTGGACGAAAGCGGCCTATTCCACTACCCCCGATGTTCACCGTCTTCATGTGCCGTAAATGTGAACACCTTCTGTATGTCGAGGAAGACGAGGACTTTCCTCAGAAGCTCGGAAAAATCGCCGCAAAATCCTGCCCCTGTTGCGGCGAACAGGAAGAAGGTCTGTGGAGACTTCTCGGCAGAGCGGAAGGGTTCGAGGGAACCGTGTTCACGGAGGAAAGCGATGAAGACTGAGAAAAAGAACCTCCGCCGTATTTCCATCGTAGTCACGGCACAGACCAAGGGCAACCTTGAACGGCTGGCGGCGGTCTGCGGCTACTCTGAGATCGGTCGAGTGGTTGACAAGCTCACCCGTGAGAAGATGATTTCCTTCCATGACTTTGAAAGAAAGGAGAAGCACCATGAATGATGTAATGGAGCAAATCAAAACGCTTTCTGCCACCTTGGACGAGGAAACCACCCGCTTTCACCCTACCGGCAGACTGCTGTTGCTGGGTTCCTACGAGAGTGTATTTCTGAAAGCGGTCAAGCGCAAGGCTGACCTGTTGGGTATTGACTGTGACCTCACTCAGTACCCCTGCCCTCCGTACAAGGCTGTGGTAGTGGACAGAGAAACCGTCCCGTCTGACATTAAGCTCACCTCCGAGGTTGACATTGACCACTCCTACTCACAGGGAATGTCATCGGTGTCTCAGGCAACTTTGGCGCTCCTGCTGGCATTGGACTTGGTTCACGCTAAGGACATTACCATTGTAGGCCGGGGTCACGCCGTTCAGAACTTGGCAAAGTACCTCACCCTCGGTAACGCAACTGTGACGGTGGCGCACTCCAAAACCAAGAGTCTCTTGCAAGCCACGATGAACCGTGATGTGGTGATCTACGCCACGCCGACTATCACGAAGGACATTTCCTACAACACCCGTGATCTGGTCATCGACCTCGGCAACAGTGTTCCTCACCCTGATCGCTTCAACTGCCCCTATGTGAACAGGATTGGTCAGCTCACCGTGAGTGTGTTGCTCAATCGTTTTGCGAGAAGGGAGCATAGGACATGAGTGACATTCTGACAACTATCGCCGCCGTTGAATGGATTGTTGTAGGCTGTCTATTCCTCTGGCGACTGCGCCACGGGAACCGCCGCTTTTCGGAACTCTATGACGAGCTGCGAAAGGAGATCGACCATGAATAAGGAAGACGCTCACATTGTCATAGCGATGGCAAATCATAACATGAATGTCACCGATATTGCTCGTGCTATTTTCACACACAGAAACACGGTTCTCTATCACTTGAACAAGGTGAAGCAGCAGACCGGGTTAGACCCTCGGCGGTTCTATGATTTGGTCGAGCTGGTGAAGATGGCTCAGGAGGTGTTGGAAAGTGAGTCTTGATATTACGATCATGGAACGCAAAGATGTCCGCTGCCCTCATTGTGGTGAGGTCGTCAATACGGTAGATGTTGCCAGCACCGACAGCGGTGGTCGGCTTTGGTACGACTTTCTGGAAAAGCTCGGTTACTATGCCCCCTATGAGAAGCGTACCAAGGAGAATGACTGGTACGGCAAGGACATGGTTCTTGACAACGAGCAGGCAAAGCAGTTTGTCGATTACGCCGTGAAGAAAGAGGTCTACAACTGGGACGGCGTGGAGTGGATTGTGACGGAAGCACTCGCCCACGGAAACAAGGTGGTCATCAACGCCGACTGGTAGTTAGGTGACAAAGGTGATAAAGGTGAGTGTTTTTGCAAAGACTTTTTTCAAATTGGCGTGTTTTGAAAAATTGTTTTTCGTATTTTAGGTGAGTTAGGTGAGTAATCAGGCATAAATGCCTATAACTCTCTCTTATACGCGCGTATATAGAAATAGTTATAGGGAAATGCACCCGATTACTCACCTTTATCACCTTGGCGACTTTGAAAGGAGAAAACGACTATGGCAGATGAAATTGTGAAAAAACGAACTCGGCCTGATCGTAAGGAAGCTCTGAGCGTCCATACAGAACCGGGTGACAATAGAAAATATCTGGAACATTCGATGGTCATGCTGGACTGGCCTGATGTGAATGTGAGAGAGCCTGAACAGGTCAAAGAGCGTATGGGTATGTACTTTGCTCTGTGCGCTCAGGACGATATGAAGCCCTCTGTTGCTGGTATGGCATTGGCTTTTGGAGTTGATAGAACGACTCTATGGAAATGGGCAAATGGAGTGGATAGTAAGACTTTGCCCCCGGAAAGCCGCAACCTCGTTAAAAAGGCGTATCAACTTTTGAACGCTCAGATGGAAAACTATATGCAGAACGGGAAGATCAATCCGGTCGCCGGTATCTTCCTGATGAAGAACAACATGGGTTATGCAGACAAGCAGGAGGTCGTGTTGACACCCAACCAGCAGCTCGGAGAGCAGGTCCCTGCCGAGGATTTGGAGAAGAAGTATCTCGAAGACGTGGTGGGTGCGTCCAGCGACCATGACTCGGAGGACTGAACGACTTTCACGACTTTTGCGACTATGCCGAGCGACTTTGCGACTTTCGCCCGAACGACTTTGCGACTTTCCGGCGAGGGTCTGCGACTTTGACAGAGCTGCCGATCTCCCCACGGGGTCGGCGGCTTTTCCTTTCTCCGGCTGATTGGCGGCGGGTTCCACCGGGGCGGCGTGGGTGCTGCCGGGGTTCCGGCCTGATCTGAAAGCGGAAACATTTTTCAGCCCTTTATATTGTATAGCTGCCGTATTTGCAAAAAATCTTGATTTTCTTTTATATTTACGCTTGACAAGTAAATGCAAATATGCTATCTTGTATTTACCGAAAGGCAGTAAATGCAAATTGAATTTTGAAAGGGGCTTATATCATGAAAAAGATTTTTGATTTACCCGTTTGCGGTTATGACCGGGCAAAAAGTTTTTACGGAAAAGCAAAAGTTATTGAAACGGACAACGGCGAAAAAGTTTTGCAGTCCTATAATACTTTTGTTTGTCGTATCACGGCGGCGGGGCGGTTCGTTCGTATGTGGGGCGGTTATTCCGCTACTACAATGCGCCATGTAAATAGTTTTCTTTCATTCTATGATATGAACGGCGGCGGGAAATCATGGTGGGATATGCAGCCGGTAGAAACGGAAAAGCCGAAAGCGGCGGATATGACCCCCGCCGAAAGTTTGAAAGCCATGTATAACCGCCGTGCGGCTAACAACATGAATTATTGAAAGGTGTGTAATAAATGAAATTCAAGACAACACAAAAGGCAATCCGGGCGAATTACAATAAAATTATTTGCGTTCCCTATTGCGGATTGCAAACCCTTTTGAATTATGAAAACCCCGTTGCGTACACAGTACGCCGTGAGGGGTGGGCGGCTGATATTTACGATATGGGCGGCGGGGTTGCCATTGTAACAGGATATGCCCCATTCGGAAATATTCGCCCGTCCTATGAATTGCGGGAACGGTATGAAACGCAAGCCGAAAAAATCCGCTATGATTATAGTCTTTCCTATGAACAACAGCGGGAAAGCCTGAAAAGCCTTGCAAGGGATTTTATAAAGGGGGTTTGCAATCATGAATAAACGGGAATATTGCGAAAGCCGGGAAAGTATCGCCTATTATAGCGGCTTGAATGGCCTTGAAATCAAAGGCATTGAATATGGCATTGACGATTATGTTTATTGCGTTTCCGGTGCATGGGGCGGCGGTAAAGCGTTTCACCGTTGCAAGATACAGTATACACGGAAAGGAACGGCTTTTTTCCGGGTGTATGGGTATAGGGTTCCGCTTGATGAATGTATTAGAATGGGGGTTTAATTATGAATTATATTTTCAAAACAACGGCGACAATGAAAGAATACAACAATAAAAAATGGTACATTGACGGCGGTATTGTTTCGGATATGCGCATAGAGGCGGATGACGTGGAAAATGCGCTTGAAATTTACCGGGAACGGGTGAAAGAAAAACATTATATCATCATTTCCAAAAATGCCATTAAAAACAAGTCGGAAATGTTCGTTGATCTATCAGGCGGGGGCGCAAAACAAGTTGGCTATGTTATCACGGGCAAAACAGAGTTTGACAAGGGCGATTATACCGGATACAGCACACAGTATATTGATCTATGGGTAACAATTCTAACTGTTGTTGATACGGTATTTTAACGGGGGTGTAAAACATGGTATACGCAAGGAAAAAGCACGGCGGCACAAGCTGCTATCTTGTATCCCCTGATACGGTACAAGCGTTTATACGCTATGAAACATGGGCGCAAGGGGTTGCAAATTGCTTTTGTAATATCACGGTAAAACCCTATAAAGGCCGGAAATATAACCCCGCTTTTGTTTGGGTGTGCGTGGGTTGAAAGGTGGGTTATACAATGAAAACAACAGGCCATTATTATAAATCCTTGAAAGCGTGGATAAATGCGGGCGGAAATAAGTACATTGTAAATTGTCCTTGTATCCATGTATCCGGGAGCGTTGCGGGAATGCGCCGGGATTTTTGGGGCTATAAATGTGATGTTGTCCGGGTTGGACAATGGATATATAAAGCAAATTGAAAAGACGGTGAAAGCGTGTATTTAATTCTTTTATTGCTTTTGCTGCCGGTGCAAATCCTGATTGAAATATTGAAATTGAATAAATGAAAGGTGATACAATCATGAAATATAGTGATATTATCCGTGAAATTGATAGCATTTTTGATTATTTCAAATTTCATAATAAAAATCTAACTAAAGTGCAAGAACAGAAGCTAATAGAATTACAAGATTTAATTCATGAATTGCGACAAAAATAGATTTACAAGCCGCCCCGGTGCTATTCTGGGGCGGTTATTTTTTGCGCTTTTCCGGCCTGATCGGGGCGGCGTGAATGGGTGACGGGGGCGGGGGATATGCCAGCGGCAGCGAGGGCGGGGGTGAGCTGAAAAATACCCGCAAAAAATAAAAAGGCTTATTTACACTTACCTATTGACAATTACATTTACCTATGCTATCTTATATGCAAGAGGTGATCTTATGATGACATTCAAAAACGCAATCGGCTATATCCGAGTCTCCACCGAGCGACAGGCCGATGATGACAAATACGGTATCGAGGTTCAGAAGCAGGCCATTCTTCTTTACGCCAACGACAACGGCTATAACATCGTAGATTGGAAGGTCGATGAAATCAGTGGTGCGAAAGATGACCGTCCCGGTCTGAACGAAATCCTTTATGGGGACGATGTAAGCAATCCTCCCTATGAAGCGGTGATCGTATTCAAGAATGACCGTGTGGCTCGTGATACCAAGCTGTACTTCTACTACCTGTATGTGCTGGAAAAGAAGAACATCAAACTTCTGAGTACGCAGGAGAGCTTCACAGAGGGTAGCGAGTTTGCCAACATCTACCGTGCGCTGCTTCAATTCGTGGCAGAGCAGGAGAGAAAGAACATCGCTCTGCGAACCGGCAAGGGTCGTTCCATCAAGGCTTCCTGCGGCGGGTACAGCGGTGGTCGCCGTCCCTACGGCTACAAGGTAGTTGATGGTGTTCTCACCATTGACGAGCAGGAAGCTCCTATCGTGAAGTTCATCTTCGAGAAGCACGAGGACGGCGTTTCCATGCTGGGTATCACGGAGCTGCTGGAAAAGGCAGGATACCAGACCCGTTCCGGCAAGCGGTTTCAGGTGTCTACCATCAAGAGTATTCTTGGCAACCGTCCTCTGTATGAGGGTATGTATAAATACGGCGACATGAATTGGGTCAAGGGTGTTCATGAGCCGATTTTGAAGGGAGTAGAGGTGTGAATGGCGTACTATCAGTTTTCATTACCCATGACTACCAGCGAAAGCTATCAGCTTATCAAGACCGTCTGTGAACGGTCTTGCACCATCAAACAGGACTGTCCGAATGAGAGTATTGAGGTTCGAACAAGGTTCCGCATGGGGAAAGGTTCTCTCCCATTTGTGTTTTATCTGAGGGAACTGGAAGACGGTACTGAAATCATGGTCAGTTCTGATAACGCAACGCTCACGGGAGCTTTGGTGGCGATGAACGGAAATAAGCCGGAAAGCGTTTGGGATTTGCCGGACAAAGAATGGAGTGATCTCATTGAGGATTTCCGAAAGGAATATCCCGCCTTCCCCTTGCAAGCTGGAAAGCCTGTTCCGGTCGCTGCTGAGCCTTGTGATGATGGCATGGGGCAGGAATCAATCAGCCGGGGCAAAAATGTATCTCTCGGTAGAGCGGCGGTTGGTGGTCTGATGTTTGGTAGCGCCGGTGCCGTGGTGGGTGGTTTGAGTGGCACAAAGAAGACCATGAGTCAATCCAGAAACATCTTCTCTGCTACTGTTCTTTTCCGAGTTCTTTATAGCAACGGAAGATTGATTGAAAGAACGGTTAAGAAAAACAGCCGGGAGTTTGCCGAGCTGATGGCAAAATCCAGATAATTGGCTTCTGCAAGGGCAGGAGTGACAGCCATAACGGGCTATCTGTGTAGAAATACACGGGTAGCTCGTTTTTTGTTGGAAAGGAAATGCACATGAATTATGAAAAACTCTCCGGCTCTATCC